ACGCCCGCACGGTCATCCTGCGCGGCTCGTACACCGAGGAGCGGTTGGAGCCTGCGGGCATCGCCGACATAACTAAGCCTGGCCCTCTTCTGTGGGTGGAGGAGCTGGACGACCTCTTCAAGGTGTCGATGAAGACTCGAAACCCGGGCGACACCGCCCGCCTCAACCACGGCGAGTACCACCGCATAGACCAGATATCACCCGGCGGCGTCTACACCCTCTTCATCACCAGCAAGTGGCGTGGTGACTGGGGCTTTCTGGTCAACGGCGTGAAGGTGCCATGGCGCACCTACACCGGCACCGACAATTGAGGTTATGAGCATGAGCAAGCCAATTCAAACGGTTGAAGAACTCGACGCCGTGCTGCACTGGCGCGGCAAGCACGCTCAGGCGATCCGCGAGCGTGACGCCCTGCAACAGCTGCTCAACCAGCGCGACGAACAGGTCGAAAGCTTGAAGATGCGGCCCCAGGGCGAGCCGGTAGCGCGCCACCCTGACGCAATCATTGAGGGCGTGATGACCTCGGTTGGAATAACTCATGCGATCTACGCCAGCACTGTCTCGCTTAAGCATGGCGAGCAGGTGAAGCTCTACGCCGAGCAGCCCGCGCCGGTAGCGGTGATTCCTGAGCTGACCTCCGAACTTCGCTGGATCTTAGGGCAGATGTGCTTCCAGCATATCCACACCGCCCAGGCACTTCGCTTGATGGGTCACCAGATAGCCAGAAAGGCCGAGGACGAGCAGGCCGTCACGATTTACTGGATGCTCGGCCACTACCTGAAAGACCCGAAAAACTGGCGCGAGAACGCGACTGCGGAAATGAAGGCGGCTGCACCGGCCGCATAGGAGTACATCCGTACTCCTCCCGCAAAACCTGTAACCCCTCCCCCTTCAAAGTCAGCCGCTATAGCGGCAAGGACGAAGTCATGCCTGAAGAAATCAAGTTGATCCAGCCAGCCCCGGTAGTGCGCGATGAGTACGGCATGTTCGCTCACCCCGACATGCCCGACTTCGACGAGGGCGACGGTGATAAGTGCAAGGCCTGGATCGCCGAGCAGGGCCTGACAGTTCAGATGGTCAGCCTTGAATATGCAGACCAAGCGATTGCTGACCGCTACTTCGAATCTCACGACCCTGATTGCAGCTACTGGGAGCCGGATCGCCCAGAAGGTGAAGGCTGGTTCTGCCTGGCCATCCACGACACTGACGACGGCCCAGTCTGCTGGTGGACGCGCCGGGAGGTGACGCCGTGAGCCAGATCAAAGAACGCCCCATCCTGTTCTCGGCGCCGATGGTGCGCGCCATCCTGGAAGGCCGGAAGACGGTCACGCGGCGGGTGTGCAAACCTCAACCCAGCGCAAATGCACACACCACCTGCGCATCTGGCAACCCAATGGGAGCTTGGTGGGAGACCGGAAAAGACATCAACCGCTGCCCCCACGGCCAGCCTGGCGACCGGCTTTGGGTTCGCGAGACCTGGTACTGCGATCACTTCGAAGTGATGCGCGGACCCTACCTCAAGCCGGATGACCTGGACATCCGTGAAGCGCTCGAGGACGGGACGCTGGTCTACGGCGCCGACGGCCTGGCGCCGTACGAGCAGGAGCAGCCAACCTGGAAGCCGTCGATCCATATGCCGCGCTGGGCCAGCCGCATCCTGCTGGAGATCACCGCCGTGCGCGTCGAGCGGTTGCAGGACATCACTGAGGCCCAGGCTCTGGCGGAGGGCATCGCGCTGCACCCGGGCGGTGGGCACCACGTCGAAGACGGCAAACACCACTGGGCCAGCCCGATTGATTCATTCGCTGGGCTCTGGTCTTCCGTGGGCGGTGACTGGGACGCCAACCCGTGGGTCTGGGTGGTCGAGTTCAAGCGGGTGAAGCCATGAAGCTCACAGAGAAACAGCAGCTCGTACTCGAGGAGCTGCGCAAGATCGGCCGGAAAAACGCCCACCTCTACCGAGACACCCAGCCGTACCTGCATCAGAAGGATTGCGAGAAGCTGGCGCTGGGTGACCAGGCATGCGTGTTCGGCATGGGCGGCCTTACCTACCAGGTAGGGCACCGGCTCGGCGTATCAGCATCTTCCGTACTCAGCATCCTCAAGGCCCTTCGCCGAAAGGGTCTAGTGATTCGCGAAGAGAGCTATCCGGATTATCAGCGTGCTCGCTACTGGTGGCCGGTTGGCCTGGCCGCCGAGATCCACGCCGAACTGCAGGCGGCTGCAAGGGTAACGCCATGATCGCCACCCTCTGGTTCGCCTACGTCTTCATCTACAAGGGGCCCAGGCCATGAGAACTGTCCGACGTTTCGTGGATGACCCTACCGCCCAGTATGGTTTCCGCTCGGTACCGGCGACCTATGAGGACGCTGAAAAGATCACCGGCTTTCGCCTGGACCGCCGAGTCAACTACTCGATCAGCCAGGAAGGCGAGGTAGAGCAGGAAAGCTGGTGCACCTTGGATTGTTCCGGGTGCAGTTGCGGTTGCGAGGGTGGCTGCAGTTGCGGCCCGTCCACGGGGTGCAACGAATGCGGCTACACCGGAAAGCGGCGGCACTACTTTGGATTCCCGCCCTCCCCGCCAGAACTCAAGAACCCCTAACCCCAATCCCCCTACATGCCTGCCGGTGAGCGGCGGGCGAGGTATCACCGTGGAAAAAATTATTGATTTGGACGTGCTCGATGGCCTGGCCAAGGCCGCCGGAGATCAACCGTGGCAGCAAGGCCGAATGCTCGCCACCGCTGAAACTCAACGATGGACCGAGCAACAGAAACAGGCATGCGGGCACCGGGAATCACAGATGGTGTTTCAGGGCTTTACTGCGGTGGATCAGGGTTGCTCTCGCCAGCGTGTAGCCCTTTTTGAAGCTGCTGAACATGCGGCATTTGTCGCTGAAGCAAACCCGGTGGCAGTGCGAGCGCTGATTGCTGAACTGAAGGCACAGCGCCAAGCCCTGGACGAGGCACAGGCCGAGATCACAGCACTCAGCAAGAATGTGATCGACATGACTCGCGAGGACTTCGACGCCACGCTGAACAACCTTCGCCGCATGGGCGCCAGCATCGACGGCGACAACGCCTACAAGCGCGACCTGCTCGATTGCGCTGTTGGCGCCATGGCATTCGGTTCGCAGGGCAACAATCGGCCGCCTGCCGGCCATTGGGGTCAGCGCTTCTGGGATATCGGCCGAGGTGAAGCCGAAGCCCGTGAAGAGTTGATCGCGGCGCTGAAGCTGAACCGCGAGAACTTGCGCGCCTGCCAGGCAACCATCCACCTCTGCGGCGGTTTTGACCCTGCCTATGTGAACGATGCCCAGGCTGCGATGAAGGTTGCGGACGAAGCCCTGGCTAAGTTCTCCATATAACCCACCTTCTGCCGCCCAGCGCGGCGCGGAGCATCATCATGGCAGCAGCAGAGCAAATACCTGTTGATTACCTATCCGACAAGGTCGCGGAGAAAAACTTCGCGGAGATGGTCGGCACAACGCGCCGCGCGCTTCAGGGCAAGCGCCAGCGCAACATCATCCCCAAAGGGGTGTGGAACGAAATCGATGGTCAGATTTACTACAGCATCAGGAGATATGAGGCATGGCTAGAAAGCCTATGGGATTGCCCGCCGGAGTTGAATTCGCAGGTCAATCAGTCCGCATTCGCTTCACCTGGCAGTTCAGGCGCTGCGAGACCCTCGCCTATTCCCAAACGCCAAAAGGCATTAAAGCGGCCGCAGATCTACGCGCTACAGTAATAAGCCTGATCAAGCACGGCGTAATGGACGACAAGCGTTACGCCGAGCTCTTCCCGAACTCGACCTATTCCACCTACTCCGCGACCCCGCTGTTTGGCGAGTACGCCCAAACCTGGCTGGACAGTCGCGAAGTGGTCGGAGGCACCCGCAAAAACTACCGGATATCCCTCAACCTTTACTGGATGCCGCACCTTGCGCTGCTTCCGATCGACCAGATCACATCGGCAATGCTCCGGAAAATAGCCGGAGAGACGCCGTGGAAGTCGTCGACGGTGAAGCGCTCGGCGATCCAGCGCCTGCACACGATGTTCGAGTGCGCCGTGAACGATGAGCTGATCACCAGGAACCCGGTCGGCTCAATTGAGCTGCCGGTGAAAGCAAAGAAACCGGTGGACCCGTTCACGGTAGCGGAGGCGGATTTGATCATAGGGCACCTGTACGAGGTGCTGACCGGTTCAATGCGGGTTTACGCGGCCTACTTTGAGTTCGCGTTTTACACCGGCATGCGGCCTGGCGAGATAGCGGCGTTGCGCTGGGACGAGGTGGATACAGAGGGGCGTGTCGCCAACGTGTGCAGAATTGTGGCTGACTACAAGATCGAGGAGCGCACGAAAACCCGCGAAACGCGGCGAGTCATGCTGAATAGCAGGGCATTAAATGCCATTGAGGTGGCCAAGGGTGTGGCCGATTTGAGGGCAAACCAGAGCCGGCGCCAGCATAAACAATCGCCGTACGTTTTCCCGCCGACCAAGAACTTTGAGTTCATTCAGCAGGCCAGCGTGACCGACAAGCACTTCAAGG